GGCTGCGCTGCGGGCTTGATCGCCTTGGGCGCCTGAGCCACCTTTTGCATGGGCTTGCCTTGCGCGGCATCCCATAGCGCGGCCTTGGCGATGGCCTCCAGGACAACGGGGTCGGCAAACCGCGACTGAATCGCCATCGGCTCGGCCGTTCCTGCCCTCTTCACCACCCAATCAAGGGCCGCCTTGTCTGTTTTCGCGTCGAACTTGCTGCCGAGCGCCTGGCGGGCTGCTTCTGCGGCGTCTTGCCACCGCTTGTGAAGCTGCTGACCGCGATGCGCGTCAAGCTGCTGGTTCATCTGCGCCATTGACTGCTGCCATTCGTTGACCTTGCTCTGCGCCTCGGCCTGGGCCGTCTGGTACATCGCCATCAACTTGGTAGCCTGTGCCGGGTCTTGGTCGGCAAGCGAAGTCCAGTCAACGGACTTGAACTGCTCAACCTTTTGTTGGGCCGCCCGCGCGTCTGCCCACTTGTCGGCCGTGACCGCCATCACCTGCTGGTGACGCTGCATGGCCTGCGCATGCGCCTCGATTTGCTTTCGCTCTTCGGCGGCTGCCTGCGTCTTCCGGGTGTGGTCCGCCTTCAGGTCTGCGGCCATCTTCTGTATCGTTTCGACAAGCTGCGGAGGCGTCCCGGGCGGGATTTCCAGCTTCTTGCCGTCCAGATCCACAAGATCAGGCGCGGACTCGTCCTGCGGTTGCTCTTCGGCTTGCTGTTCTTCGGCCTGCTCTGCTGGCTCGTCCGCTTGCGCGGGTTCCTGCGTTTCGAGCTTGGGCGCGTCGTCCAGCGCAGCCAGCAATTCAGACATTCCGGTTTCTGCCGGTTCGATGTCCATAACACCTCAACTGTTGACACCCTTTCGGGCAATAAAAAACCGCCCGGAGGCGGTTTGCTTACGCGAGCTTGAGAAGCCGTTTTAGTCGGCCCTGCTCTTGCTCTCGTTCCAGTGCCAGCGACGCCAGCTTTCCGGTTTCGACGTAGCCATTCAGCACAAGGCGGAACTTCTTTGCCGTCTTGTATAGCTGCCAATAGTGTTCTTTGCCGTCGTGATCGCGCGTTGGGCATTTCTCCCATGCGTCGATCAATTCGCGCTCGATGACCGTCAGAGCCTCGCTCAGAAGCTCGTTGTCCAGCAGTTCACGGGCCCGCATTGCACGGGCCATTTCCTCATTTGGAGTCATAGCATCATGGCTAGAAGTTCAATGTCTTCGTCGTCCTGCTCAATGCGCCTGCGCTGCGCATCAGCCATGGCCTTGACGATGTAGTTGCGGATGGCCGCTTGCGTTCGCTCTTGCTCTTGTTGGGCCTGCTGCGCGGCCTCGAATGCTTGTTTGTAGAAGGCCGCCCAGTCAAAGCCTGGCATCTTCTCTGCAACAGGCTTGACGGCTTCCTTTACCGCTTTCTTGACCTTATCGGCTGGGGCTTTCTTGGCGACCTGTTCGGCCACCTTATCAACGATGGCCTCTGCGACATCTTCTAGCGCCTCTTCAGCCTCTTCTTCGGTCAGATTCTTCGGCTTTCGCATCCACCACAAGCGCCTTGATGGCTTGTGGCCGACCATTTCAAAGCCAGCCGAGCGAGTCGCTGCAGTCCCGCCAGAGGCGACCACAATGCCGGCATCCGCAATGGACTCTGAGCCAGACAACCCGACAACAACATCGTTGTTGACGCTCGGCGTTATCGTCCCGGCGTAGGCAGTTGCTGCTGATCCCGACAGCGACAGCGAGATTCCAGGCACCACCGCACCAGCCGCTGCCGCAGTCGATGCACCTGACAATGCCACCTGTACCGCAACGCCAAGCGAGCCGGCCGCCGTCGTTGCCTGCTGACCAGACAGAGACACAGCAACGTCATTGCCTGTGCTGACCGTGCCGGCCGATGCAGACGCAGACGCACCAGACAGGGCGACAGACAGACTGGGCGCCAGAGTACCGGCAGCAGACGCGGCAGATGCGCCGCTAACCGATACGGACAACGCCGCAGTGATAGACCCTGCCGACGACGATACAGACGAACCAGATACGCCGACCGACGATGCTGGCCCAAGAGATCCTGCGCCAGACGAAGACTGCGAACCTGACAGCGATACGGTTACGTCACCGCCGCCTGATGCGTATTCCCAGCACCCAACGTCATAATCACTGCCGCTAGGCCTCGCCGTGCCTACGATGTCAACCGATGGCGCCCCGGTGCTAGTGCCGGCATCCTTCAGCGCCGACGTGCTCTTGATGCGGTAGTCGTGCGTGCCGCTGGTGATGTTCTCGAAGCCGCTGCCAGTCGACGTGTCATAGGCGACCGTCGTGCAGCCGCTGGGGATCGACGTGCTGTCGTTCGTGTAGCAGTTCGAGAACGTCGCGCCGGTCGCTGAACTGACCGCATCCGTACCGCCGAAGAACCCGCAGTTCGTGAACGTGTTGCCGGACCAGTACGAGCGCCTGATGACGCGCGTCGCTGCTGCTATGTCGGACGGGACTGCAAAAGTGCAGTTCGCAACCGAGCAGCCGTCCCATATGTCAGCGACTTCTGATGCGCTAGCCCGCCGCGAAACAAACAGACTGTTCTTTGCGGTTCCGTTGGCATACAGATATAGCGCTCGGCCGCCGCGCGACTCAGAGATAACGCCGTCGACAACCGCGCCTTGGCCACTGATCTGCAGCGCGTGGCCGTTGCTGCTGTCCTGATAGACCTGCAGCCGCGAGATGCGGAAGTAGCTCTCCGAGGCAGTGAGCGCCATCCCCCATGCCGTCGTGCTGCGCAGGCCGGCGCCGTTGCTGGCGTTGTACCGCAGGGCGTTGGTCAGCTTGTTGGCGTGGTCTGCAAACGCCTGCCCGCTTGCAACTGTTAGTTCCTTGTACCTCGTCGCGTCAACGGTGGACCCGGAAACCGTCAGCGCCGAAGTGAACTCGGCATCGTTGTAGCACTCGCCGCGCCAAACCTGGTCTGACGTGACAAGGTTTGCAGGGGCCGCGTCTTCCCACGACTGCAGCGTCGAGTAGTCGCGCCCGCCGCCTGTGCCGATGGTCTTGGTGACGACCGTAACCATGTCACACCATCTTCGGCTTCTGTCTCAGGATCGACACCACGGCAAGGCGCGTCATGGTCACGCTCTCGCTCTTGCGCGGGTGCGTGAACCGACCCGGCAACGGCGCGTTGTCCAGGTCTAGCATCCACTCGCGGCGACGGAATCGCCCCTGCGGGAAGTTGCGCCCCGTGGCAAGCGCCGTGTCCCTGTCTGTGCCGAGAAAGCTCGCCACCTTGATGATGAGCCAATCGGGGTTGGTGCGCTCTGCATCGCTCCACGCCCACCCATCGGCCTGAACAGTGATGACATCGCCGCGCTTGCTGTCGGCTTCGTCAGCGCTGCGGTCGATGATGCGCACCAAGGCTTCCATCAGTATCCCCAACGCTCCAAGAGCGCAGGACCACCAGCAGCTACCCAAGCATCATCGACAGCCGGCGTCCAGTGCTCTCGGTAGTCGCTCAGCCTGCCGGTCCACGTCTTGGTGTGGTTCGGCAAGTTCGGCCAGGCGTCATCGAGGTACGGCACGCCGCAGTACGCCGCAATCTCGCGCATCTGCTGGTCATTGGCAACCAGCCTCTCGAACGTGACCACCAGCGTGTCGGGGTCCGTCAGCCAGCCCTCATAACGAGGAAGCTGCGGCAGGTAGCTCGCCATGGCAGTGATGAGCGTCCCCTGCGTGACCGGCATGCCCTCGAACCGCACCCAGGAGATCAGCGCGTTGCGCGGATCGCGTTTGATGAAGATGCCCGGGCCTTCAATGCTGGCTGGATGCTCAACGTGGTTGACCCCGTTGGTGACGATGCCCAGCAGTTCGCACGCTTTCCAGAGGGCGTGATTGCCCATCTTCGGGGGGCCGTTCAGGAAAGCCACGCGCCGGTCCCCTTCAGGTAAGCGGTCATGTCCGCGCTGTCGCTGGGCAGCGCCTGCCCGTAGTGCCCGTACCCCATAGGTCCATGAAGAAGCCGCAGGTTCTTGGCCGCGTACTCGGCTTGGCCGCCAGCGAAGCGTTACCGGCCGCCAGCGCCATATCAGCGGCAGTCAGGGCGGCCAGTTGCTGCGGCGTCATGTCAGGCAATGCGGACCAGGCCGGTGCTGCTGTCGTTCGTCGGCATCGTCAACGTGAAGTTGCCGGCCGTGACGGTCTGCGACGAGAACGTGAAAACGCCGATGTTCCTGTTGCTGTCCGTGGTGCTGTAGATCATCACGGCATCAAATGCAGTTGACAGCGTTACCGTCGTCCAGCTAATCGACGCACTCGGCGTCCAGTAGGCCGTCGTGCCGGTCAGGCCCGCGGAGTTCGCATTTGTCACGCTTGCGCCGCCAGCGGTGTAATTGGTGCCGCTGACTTCGCCAGTGGACGTGTAAACCGTGTTTGTCGGGCCAGTGGTGGCAGATGCCAGGTAAAGCGCGCCCTTCAGCGTCTTCCCATCAACGATGGCAGACAGGGCAGCTTGCTTTGCAACCCCGGAAATGCCCTGTGTGTTAGCCATTCAAGCTCTCCGTAGTGCCCCACATTTGAAGAGGCTGTTTGATTTCCATGTGCACGTCGTTGCCGACCCATTCGCCAGACTCGCGCAAGTGCTTGTCGGTTCGCGTTGCCTTATAGGTGTCCGTCTCTTGCACCGTCACGCGCAGCTCAACCGCCTCATCTGGCAGCCATCCCTTGGTGGTGTAGATCACTTGAACCCCATCGCCTTTCCATCTGGGCCGCGCACAATTTCGCGGCGGCTCTTGCCCTTGCGGACTGCAATTGCGACCCCCGCCTGATCCCGTTCAATCTCCGGCAGCGTGTCGCGGTCTTGCATCAGCTCGGCAAGCTGCGTCTTCAGGCCTTGCAGATCGCCCATCTGTGTTTGTTGGGCCTGGATCTGCATGTTTGCGTCCAGTTCCTTCGCCCACCGCTGAAACTCCAACTCCGCCGCCTTAATGCGCTCTTGCGACGCGATCTTTTCGCGGTCGATGCTGGCCTGCTGCTCAAGCTCGATAGCTCGCTGCCGGGCCTGCATTTCCTGCGCGTTCTGATCAGCGGCCATCTGCGCCTGCAGCTTGGTCGCTTCCTTCTCGCGGTCGATCTGCGCCTGCGCTTGGAACTTCTGAACGTCGGCCTGCATCTTGGCCTGCTCAAGCTGGATCTTTGGATCAGGCGGGGGCGGGGGCGGAGGCGGCTTCATGCGCGGGTCGCTGAAGAATCGGCCCGGATTCTTGAATCCTGCGTTTTCAGCGATGGCTGACTGCACTTCGTAGACGTTCACCGGGTCAACCAGCATCGGGCCCATGGGGCTTTGCATCAGCATGAACTGAGCCTGTGCAATTGCCATCAAGTGCTGCTGCTGCTGCAGTTGGTCGCCCGTTCCAATGCCGACGTTGATGGTCATGTCATAGCCATCGCGCCAGTTCTGCGGGTCATACTGGATGAACCGGCCGTTCAAGCGGAACGACAACGACTCGATGCAGTAGTCCTGCAGCGTCTTGAACACGCCACGGAACATCGGCGCAACCAGCGCTTCAGCCACGATGCGAGCCATGAGGCGCATGCGCTTCTGGCTGGCGTTCATGATCTTGGTAACGCCGGTCGCGGTCTTGTTCAGACCGTCGCCGTCCATACCCTGGCTGTATCGCGTGTAGCCGGTGCGGTTTTCCTTGGCTACCTCCAGATATTCCAGCATTGGCCCGGCTTCAATGCCCTGCCAGCGCTGGTTATATGGCCGAATGGCGTTGGGAACCTGCTCACGGAGGACACCACCAGGCCGACGGTTCAGAACGTCGTCAATGTTCGCCAGCGGGCTGCCGTTGCTGTCAGTGAGAACAACCGTTTCTTGGTTGTTCGCCAAGTCAAGGTTATCCAGTTGCGCCCGCCAGATGTCGGTTCTAATGCGCTGAAAGTCGGTGACCAGATCGGCCACGCTGACGCCGCGGAACTGGTGCGTCAGGATGTACGGCGTCCATGCCGCCATCTGTACGTGGCTCGCTTCCTCATTGCTAAGGATCTTGTCGCCCAGGCGGATGACCCTGCGACGCTCGGCTACGCCGTCGCCGTCATAGTCGCAGAGGATGTATTCCTCGGCCAGCCAGCCCTGAAGCTGCGTTTCGTCTTGCGTTTCGTCGTTGTACCGGGCGTCCTGGCCGTCAACCAGCATGTCACGAAGTTCGCGGTCCTGCGTGCGCTGGATGTCCTGCGCCGCCTTCACGTCGTCCGCGGTGACATCCTGGAAACCTAGCTGCCGAATCTCAGACAGCGTGCGCTTTGCGATGTGAGCGACGTATGGGCACTCATCCAACAGGACCGATGAGTGCCGCTTGCTCACCCAAAACTCGTCGGCGGGCACATTGACAATCGCGCACTTGCCCTTCTTCTTGATGGTCTTGATCTTCGCAACCACCATCGGCGGGATTTCAACCCCCTGCGCCTGCGCCTGTTGAACCTCTTCCTCGGGCGGTTCGTAATCGCTTTGCTCGATCAGTTCGGCGTCAGGCGTTGCGGCTAGGTAAGACGCTACCTGAACGGCTGTCCCGCGCTTCGTCTCGAAGGTCGGAACGCGCTTTTCGTCCCAGTACCACTTGACGCCGCCCGTCTTCAGCATCAGGCCGTCTTTGATGGCCGTGTACAGCAACAAGAACCCGTTGTTCTGCTTATAGAAGACGTGGTTGCAGGCGTTTGTTACCTGCTCTGCCGCCTCCTCATCCTCGGGGCCGACCGGCTCAAACACAACGGCCTTGTCGGAAGACACGAACACATCAACGATGTCGGGCAGCATGCCCTCCACCGCATCGAACACGTCAGATGCAACAACCTGCGAGCGGCCCGGCATTTCGGTGCCGTAGGGCATGCGCATGTAATCGCGCAGGCTCCGTTCCCGATCACGCGACGATTGGCCCGTGTTGTTGTGGTACGCGGCGTCTTGCTCGGTCTGTAGGACTCTGAGCAATTCCGCGTCGGTCATCTTCTTAGGCATTGCGTCTGTTCGGGTATTGCAGCGCCTTCGCCTGCACTCCGTTGCTCAATAGATCGGCAACCACGCACAGATACCGGAAGGCGTCTGCGCCGTGGCTGTACTCGTCATGCAAAGGCGCCCCAGGCTCGTTTGTGGCCTGGCTAACGTGGCGCCGGTAGCGCTTCAGGCACTCAATGAGCCTGGCGCACTTGGTCTTGTCGATGTAGACCCGAGGGAACACCATTCGGGCCGCTCGAATCCCTGACTCGATGTCCAGTTCTGGAAGCTCGTCCCTGTGTGGAACCAGCCTTCCAAGAGAACGAAGGATCTCTGCCGCGGACTTGCCCGTTTTGAAGTCCTTTGAATAGCCGTCGTGGGGCAGCCAGTCTTGCCCCCAGTTCAGCGGCATGGCCTTCAGGTCGCCCGCGTAGTCTGCTAGCGTCCGGTGGCTTCCCTCTATGTAGTCGATCAGCCGAAGCTCAGAAGATGCCCGCTGGACAAGGATGATCGACATGGAGTCGTTCCACCCAAGATCCCAAATGGCATGGGTCTTGAGAACCTTGTCTTCAGGAACGTCGCGGATTCGGCCCGATGACTCGGCCTGGGCGATCTCGTCAAAGTAGATCGCGCCTTCGACAGCCGGCATGCACTTGCCTTCCCACACATGCTCATACTCGGCCGGCTTCATGGTCGCCTTTGCCGTCAGCCTTTCAGCTTCCAGCACTTCAGGGAACCATGGGCTTTCGGAGTAGTTGACCTTCAGGGCGATGCAGTCGTCTCGCTGCGCCGCCACAAAGCGCCGATACACATCGTCCGTCTCTAGCTGCGGGTTGAACGTCGCCCAAATCTCAGATCCTGGCCGGCGGATGGTCGGGATCAGCACGTCCCACGATTTCTTACTGACGCTGTGCGCCTCTTCGACCCAAACCCTGTCAACGCCCTCAAACGACTTTATGGAGTCGATGGTGTGCTGCAGAAGCCCTGCAAACAGGAAGACGCTGCCATTCTTGCCGCGGATCTCTGTTTCTAGGATCTCGAAGAACGATCCAAGCCCCATGGCCGCCACCTGATCGGACAGCAGGCGGTGCACGGAATCTTTGATCGACTTCTGAACTTCTCGCGTGCACAGGACTCGCAGCGGGCTCTGTGCAGCCTGGATCAGCAGCGCCCTAGCAACTGACCAGCTCTTAGCGCCGCCTCTGCCGCCGTAGATAACCTTGTACCGCTTGGGCCGGAACAGCGCCTCAGCCCAATCTGGAAGCTCAAGTTCCACCCTTGCTCTTGAAGCTGACGGTCAGCGAGTGCTCAACCGGGTGCTCAGGATCGCCAGTGTGTTGAATTTGCGACAGTTTTGGAACTGACCTATCCAAAAGCGAATTGATCGCACCAAGCTGAACCGGGCTCAGTTCAATCTCACCCATTGCCGCCGAGTGAAGGCGCGTGATGAGAGCTGACGATTGGATTTTCTGGCGCACCTGTTCGGTGTGCATGCGGTTGAGTCTTGCGGCCATATGCGAATCCCTGGCGGGTCGTTCGCCCCTTTCGAGTTAGCAGCCCTTCGGCCTCTTCTTCGGCTTTGCCATTTCGGCCTCCAGAAACGACGAAACCCGCCGAAGCGGGTTCCTGTCTATTCTCCGTCTTTCCGGAGTGTCAGGCGGCTGATCAAGCCTGTCCCAAAGCGCCTTTCGGCTTACTTGGTTGCGCCGGCAGGATCGAACCTGCGACCTCTAGGTTATGAGCCTAGCGAGCTACCTGTCTGCTCCACGTGCGCCTTTTAGGGTCAGCAAAGCCTGCCGGTCAGCAAGCTCGCGTATCGCGTTGTGGCGCGAGTGTACTTGCCTAGTCGTGCCTGGTCAAGCACGAAGCAGGTTCTTCGCCATCGTCCGCGCCTCATGCGCCAATTCGGCCAGGTCGCGCACATTGCAAGCCAGGATGCGGCAGACCTTGCCCACGCTCACATACGGGTGCACGTAGACGAACCCAAGCGTCCGCGCCTGCCTCTGTGGTAGCTTGTGCATGATCTTCTGCACCGCCTGGGCGTCAAGCTGGTCTACCGTGGATGCTCCGCTTGCGTCTCGCGGGAAGGCGTAGGGCTCGTACCCTCTGAACATCGGCTGCTGCTGGTTGCCCATGCTGCGCGGGTTTGACCAGTGCCCCCAGTTGACCAGCCGCAGGTGCACGGCGGCGTGTTCGGGGCGTATGTAGTGCAGGTCTACTTGGTCACGTCGCATCGCTTCCTTTCACGGCCACCTGAGCCACTTTTCCCGAATCTCGCCCGCGCACTCGGCTACGGTCATTTCCTCGACCTGTCCCGTCTTGTGCGACCTCATCCACACGGCCCACGGCTTTCGGTTCTGCCTGTAGGCCATGATCGGCTCTACCCCTAGCGCCGCTGCCGATGCCTTGGCTTGCTTCCACCACTTGGGCCGGCTCAGCTTTTCCTGGCGCTTTACCTCGATTGCATAGCCCTTGAGCTGGATGCAGTCGGCGCCGCTGTCTCTGGTCTGGCTTAGGTTGCGCTGCAGCATTTCGCCTAGCTCGGAGCCGAGGTGTCGCAAGAACTCAAGCTCTCCGCGTGCGCCTTTTCGGCGTTGCATGGCTGTCATACTTTAGAAAGTCTGCGTATCACCTAGTTAGGCCCCAATGCCTCGCGCGCCTGCCTTACCCATGCAGGAGCGTTGTGGCCGTTGCGCTCGAACTGTTCGGTCCAGTCGCGCACCACCACCGTCAGCGCAGCGCGCAGCTTCTCGTTGTAGCGCCACAGTCGGCCGGCGCGCTCTTTCAATTCCGCCACGCGGCGCCACGCATCGGGCCAGTCCGCCGTCTCGCTGCCAAACTCGTTGTTCACCTTTGCAAGCTGTGTTCGCGCCCAGTCAAGGCGGGTTGCCTGCGCCACCAACAGCGCGGCGGCTTCCTTGCCGTAGTCGCCGCCGTTGTGCAGCTTGTCGGCAAGCCACTCAGCGCGCTCTATGTCGTTCATCTCGTTCTCCACGTTGTGGCCTAACACGTCACTCAACCGGACAGCCCCGGCAAGCCGGGTCTGCCGGTTACCTCTGCGTTAGGGCGCAGCCTTCTTAGCCAGCCTGACCCTGCGCCTGCTGATCTTCGCGGCGGCCTCTTTCACTTCGTCATGGTCGTCCGGGTGCGCAAAGATGCCGCGCACTTCGGTGGCCTGCTGCTCGGCTTGGCGGGCGCGGAACTCGCGCTGCCGCTCGGCGTTGGTCTTGGCTGGGCTCACTCGCTTCTCTCCTGCGCTATCAGTTGATCCAGCGTCGCCCTCAATTCCACATGGTCAAGACTGTCTGAAGGCGCGCCGTCCGGGTCGCAGCGGAAGACGCCAAGCCAGTGCTTGTGTTGCTGCAGCAGCATGCGGAATCTGGCCGCGTCTTGCTGGCTCTCGTCTGCCAGCCTGCGATAGTTGCCCAGCGCCTCCGGGCCGTACAGCGGAACGTCAAAGTCTGCGCGGTTCTTTGGCAGGCACTGGCGGTACTGCTCCGCGCTCATCAGTTGGTTTGCACGCCACCCAACGCTTGACGCCCAGGCTATCGGAATTGCGCTCACATCCTGAGTCGGCGCGATCACGCGATGCTCGCAGGTCATCGTGTCATAGTCGCTCACTGCGCAGTTGCACATGACACACCCCATGCTGTCGCACAGGGGCTTGATGCATCGGTGCGGCATATCAGGCGAAAGTCAGGATGTATTCGGCGGCAGAGCCTTCGGGGGTCTTGGTGAGCTTGAAGATGTCCGCGAAGTCTTCGTTGAACTCGCCGCCGTTGGCGATGGCTTCCATGATGACGGCGTGGAACTTGGAAACATCGGCGGAGCCGGTCACGTTGACTGCGTAGGCGTAGCGGGTGGTGTTCATGTCGTTGCTCGCTTTCGGTTGGTGTGAATGAACTATAGCACCGTTACGCGTAACGTCAAGGGGAGTAGCAGCATCTTTTGCACTGTTACATCTTGCTCGCCACCAGCGCCCTAACCCCTCGCTCAAGCTGACCCGTCACTGCGTGCCGGGCAGCTTAGCTCCAGCGTTAGGCATCAACCAACAGCCTTCGCAATCGCCGCGTCCATCATGTCGGCAG